CGAGAACGCAATTAGTTGAATTACCCTTAACAAAAGTTAGGAATGTATTCGGCGAATGTTTTCATTATGTGATTCTAGAAGGATTATTTGCACAACCATTAATTAATTGGTTTATGCACAATGATACATTTTATTACATAGGAGCTGAGCCCCTTGAAGGTGTCCCCAAGTTGATTCAAGAGATGACAAGTGATCAGACTAAATTCGTCACTATTGACTGGTCTGGCTTTGACGCCTCTGTACAACCATATGAAATCGATTTAGCATTCGATCTCATGAAAACAATGCTTGTGTTCCCAGATGAGGAAACAGAAGCCGTGTTCAGTTACGTTAAGACCCTATTTCTGTCTAGAAAATTAGCAGGTCCTAATGGTGACTTATTCTTACGTACAGGTGGTATTCCTTCCGGAAGCTACTTTACACACATCGTTGATTCTATTATCAACTACGTCAGGATTAAATATTTATTCAGGTTAAATGGAATTACCTGGAATAAAATTCGAACACATGGAGATGACGCTTTAGCGCAAGTTTCTGAACGCGCAGAAAGTCTACTCCCCCTTGTTGAACAAGGAGAATCACTAGGATGGATGATTAACCCTCTGAAGTCGCAGCTAACTCAGAACCCCTCTAATGTTGAGTTCTTGGGGCGGAGCAGCATGCATGGAGTTAATTATCGAGTACGAGACAAGTGTCTTAGACTTTGTCTTTATACCGAATATCCAGTAAGTGATCCACAAATTTCGATTGCACGTCTCAAGGCAATTTACTTTGATTCCGGAGTGTATGTCACAGAAATGATTAAGGCTTACCATTATTTGAAACGCAAATACGGTGACCGCAATGTTGACCTACCACGATTATTCAAGACGTTTACGCTGAGAGATTACTATCGTCCTGTTGGTATATAATGAGGATTAATATCAATGGAAGAGTGATAAACTTGAATTAGTAAATGACATTATTTGAAGGCATTTTTTTCTTTTTACACCACATCTACGCTTTTATTCAAAGCTTTTCTACCCAATTTTGAAGGCTATTATGTCTTTCAAACATGAAAGACATA